TCATTGGCGCGCCACTTGGTCGCCATCGGCAGCAGCTTCAGCAGCTGCTCACCAGTGCCCTGGAGCTCAGCATCCAGGAACGCATCAGCCTGCTGCTGGCTGATGGTGTCACCCTGCTGAACGGCGCGGCCGTTGAGTGTGGTCTGCCCCCAGCCGATGGTCCACACACCGGCGGGGCATTTGTAGGCCACCAGGCGGCAACCTTCAAACTCACGCACGATGGTTCGGGCCGGCGCCAGCCAGGCCGCTGGCGTGTTCGGCACCGCTGCATTCCAGATGCTGCCCAGCTCGCCGTTGTTCTCCAGTGCGCCCGCGGGCAGGTGCTTCTCCACGGCCTCCCAGAATGCGCGGTGATGCGCCAACTCAAGGTTGGAGTGCTTGACGCAATCAATCAGGCGCCTGGTCATGGCCGGTGCTGCTGGATGACAGGCTGCCGATCAGCAAATGCGCCCTTGATTTCAGACCAGACGACGGGGCTGAGCATTGCGGCAACGATGGCGAGGATCACCACCTGCGCCATCTTGGTTTCAAGTTTGCCGACACGTTCACCGATGCTGCTGCGTTCGCGGCCATCGGTGATGGCGGCATCGAGCAGCTGCTTCAGCTGGCCTTCGAGAACACCAATGGCGCGCAGGATCTCGCCGTGCGATGGCTCGTTACCCATTGGTGTCATCACCGCTTGCGGGATGCGATGCCACGCAGTGCGCCGAGGATCAGCTGGGTCCAGCTGTTAGCGCGAACGCCAGGCACGATTGCCAGCAGTTCAGAGCCAGCCAGCAATGCAACGGCGATGCTGGTGATGTCTTCCGGTGTGGGCGCCATAGTTGATGCGCTGATGGCTCAGGCTATGGGCTGGATGCAGCACCACCAGCCAGGGTGGCTGTAACTGTGGAGGCCAGGCCGGAAGATGCTGCGGCGACCACAGCTGGCACGCTGATCAGGCTAATCGAGACGTTAACGTACCCGGCGGATAGGTGATCTTCCTGCGGCTGCGCTGCGTAACGCCAGTGCGTGGAGGTTGGCACCAGGTCGGTGAAGCTGGTGTGGCCGGCCCACGCTTCAGTGCTGAGCGGAAATGCGATGTAGCCGCCCTGTTGCTCGCGGTAGTGATCGCGCAGCAGCTTGGCCTCTGCCTGAGTGATTGCCGCAAAGCCCAGCTCAAGGTTGTGGCTGTAGGCGGTGGTGCCATGCCGGAAGCGGATGCTGCCACCACCGAAGCCGCGTTCCTCGGTGACAGGGAACACGCCCATGCTGTAGCGACGTGTGGCCGGCTCCAGCGCCGGGAAGGTGGCCATCAGTTCTGTAGCGTGATGGTGCTGCTGCCCAGGCTGAAGGTTGCAGAGCTGCTGCTGACATCACCACCAAAATCGACGTAGCAGACCAGTTCATCAGCGCTGCTGGCACCGCCGCGCGACTTGTAGATCACAGCAGCCCTGGCGGTGATGGTGCTGGTAGCCCAGTTCACAGCGGCAAAGCTGAGCGTAACGCGATCGTTGGCGGTGGATTTCGTGACGGTGCAGGCGCTGGTGACGCCACCGGCGGTGTAGCCGGTGCCGCTGACTTCGTTGGTGACGGCAGAGCGCTTGAGATCGGTGTCCTTATTTGGCGTGTAGGACGAAGTGACAAGCATCACCTTAAAGGTGTCAGTGTCGAAGTCGATGGCACCACGGGCCATGTCGTCAACGGCTGAGTTGTAGATCAGGGAAGCCATGATGTACCTGCGTTGAGATCAGTCTAGGCCGGTGGTGTTGGCCAGGTGATATCAAACGGGTTAGCAGCATCAGCCAGGTCGCGCAGGGCCTGTCGGTAAGCGGCCCAGGCATCACGATCGGCGCCGAGGTCGTAGTCGGTGATCTGCGTCCAGTCGCTGGCCTTGAGCAGCTCAATGCGCTGTTCGCGGACCTTGGCGTGCTGTTTTTGCAGCTCATCGAAGCTGTAGGGACGCACCACAAAGGCGCTGCCATCCCAGTCGATCGTCTCCAGCTTCGGGTTGCACTCGGGGCGCTTGTAGGGTCCGCTGTACCCGGCACGCTCCAGCTCGTCAGGCGTGAACGTGCTGGCGTCGGTGCGAGTGCTGCCGTCCGCGAAGCGGATTCGGTGCGGCAAAGGAGTTGGGGTGGTGGCGTTGTGGGAGTAGAGGGTCATTACTCAAAGAGTAATCAGTGCTGATGCGAATATGTTTGTACCGTATGCAGTAGAAGGCGTGCCCACCGTTATGGTGGCAAGCGTTGTATACGATGATCCGTCATCTGATCCTTGAAGATCAAACGATGCCGGGAATCTCGGCTGAGTGAAGCAAGAAAATATGCGAAGATGCGTAACTGTTTTGCGCGATCCGAGATCAAATGAGATTGTGCTGGACGCCTGGACTGTTGACCATGAGGTCTTGAACGACCGATTACTTGTCGCATTTAGGGTGCCGTCAGTCAGAAACGAGTCTTGACCGCCTGACCATGTAATGTTGGAGGTCGTTGTAATGCCAGTAATCAAAGAAAAATCTTGGAAGAATTGGATTTCAGTTAGATCTAGTGCGTCACCGTTAAGCGCAGTGCTAGCAAAATTGCTAAATCTAAAATATCTGTACGTCCATCCGGCTATAGGGGCAAATGTATAAACCGGACTGAGAACGCTATTTGCTACAGCATATTGGCTTAGTCCTGCAAACGTTCTTATCGGGAAAAACAACACTCCGTCGTTACTGATTTGAACAGTGGCGTTGGTAACAAAGTTAGCGCCAGCGTTAAAGTATGTTGCGTATTGCCAGCCATCAGCCGTTAAGGGCGAGCCGTAGTCATACCAGATTATGCTTCCCGCATTGGGCGTCGAGAACTGAAATGCCCTCGTACCTAGATCGTTGTTATTGAGATTTGCAAGCGTGATGGAGCCAAAATTGGTGCCGCCAACTTGCCATGTTCCGCCACTAATGTAACTACCGCCATTGCTAAGTCGAAATTCGCTGATTTCAAGAAGTCCCGAATTTGTCGTAAAATTAGTCCATTTCCAGTAGCGGGCCGTATATTTTTGTGCAGGCCATGTATTGTTACGTGCGGCCGTGCTCTGTTCCTCAGGCGACCACAGTCCACTGGCGGCGCCATTCAGCGGCATCCTGCTGGCACCAATCAATCCGCCATTAGATCCCAGCATCAGCTGATGTCCTCGTAGCTGATTACCAGTTCCAGGTCGCCGGTGGCGCTGGCTTGGGCGCGGAGGCTGTGGCCTTCCTCCAGGTAGATGTATGCCTCACGGGTGACCAGTACCTGCGTGGCGTCGGCCGGGACCGTGATGGTGTGAGCCAGCTCGTAGCCGGTGGTGCCGTTCCAGTGCTGCAGCGTGATGTCGGCAGCTGCTGCTCCGTCCACGTTGGCGCAGTAGACGCTGTTGACCTTCAGCACCTTGCCCGAGCCGGCGCCATTACTCAGCGCTGCAGCCATTGAGGTGGTTACTGCGTATCCCACGGTCTTGCCGGTAATCGTTGTTGGTGTCTTGAGGTTCGGCGCTGCCATGAATTAGTTGCCCCACCATTCAACATAGGCTAGCGATTCCCAGCCGTAGAGTTGCACGGACATGTCGGACCAGTAATCGCTAGCTGCCGTGCCGCCGGTTGCTGTGCCACCTGCCAAGGATAGCGTGATGCTCTCGTCAAGGCCGACTGCATTGCCATCTACTCCGGGGATGCCTGCATCTAGGGATGCAGTCACACTGGCAATGATGCCGTTGGCAGCGCCGATGCTGGCGGTGATCGACTCATCCAGGCCGGGGACAACAAAGCCCTCAGCATCTAGCGTCAGCGTGATGCTTTGCTGCAGACCATTGGCAGCAGCGGCGGCTCCACCGGCGAGTGAGTACAGGGCAAATAGTTCAGCGGCGCCAACAAATGCACCTTCGGGCGGTACCGTTTCCAGTGCCAGTTCGACGTTGTAGCGTCCGCAGTAAACATCGTCTACGGTTGGCGCTTCCGTGTATCTCCAGCGGTAATCGGTCAGCTGGTAGTCGCTGATGGTGGTGACGCCGCTCCAGATGCTCGATGGCAGCGTGAAGCTTTCAAAGCTGCCGTACTGGCCCTGGTAGTGGCTGAGGATGCTGAGCATGTCAGCTTCGGCTAGGGCGATAAAGCTCAGCCGCAGCGAGCTGCTCAGCATCACATTGCTATGGCGCACGCGATTCTGGAATCCGTTGTAAGTCGTGAACGGCGTGTGCGGGTATTCCCCTGGCGTAAATGCGCGGGTGGCGGGCGTCAGCGTGGGGAAGGTGGCCATGATTACTTAAAAGACATTCTCGGATACAACGTCAAATACTTGGTTGATTAGATTTCCCGTTATAGTTTCCGCAAACTTAATTCCGTCGATCCGCACCGCAAGGTCGCCAAAGATGCCATTCTGGAATGAACCTGTGCCACCATTCCAAAGACCTACCTGAATTAGCTCCACATCTGGGTTTGAAGACCCTGGGTCGTCTACAACAAGCGGCGGCACACCAACTGACACATAGTTACTGGTTGCGAAGTTACTGAAAGGAAATCTAAACCAGCTGTAGTACCACACCATCTGTGCATCAGGGAATGGGAATGCCCCGATTGTTGCTTGCTGCACTATCCTCTGCCCATTGGGGCAACGCACTTCGACTTCGTAAGTGTCGTCCTCGGAATCCGCCAGTGCGATAACTCCGGTAATGATTCCATTTGTAATCAGCAACGCCACACCGCTTTCGTTTGTGATTGTCTGAGTGCCACCTGTATTGGTGTAGTCAGCAACGACTTCGCCGTTGATTCTTACAATGATTGATTCGGGCAGTTCTGCGCCACATGCTGATGGCGGAACGTACAATGCGCTGCCAGGTACGGGGCCAGCGCTGCTGACGCCTGTAGGGTTCTGGAATGTTAGCGGCCCTGCCGCAACAACCGAATCCAACCCATCATCAGCGTTGCCGGTGTCGCCAGTCGGCGCCGAATCTTTAAAGCCCGGATCACCACCGCCGGCGAACACATACTGCTGAACCCAGTTGTCTTTCTGTAGTTCAGAGAAAGGGATAAAAGTTGTTAGGCTGCTAGTAGAACCGTCAGAGTTGGCGAATTGCTCAGACGGAATAGAACCATCGCTACTTGAGTTTGCGTCGCAGCTCACTCCCGTGCGGCCGCTTGGGATGATGCTGCCGGTACCAACAGCAGCAGCCACGTCTAACGCAATCAGGCTGCGGCC